TACTACAAAGAATAATCAACACAATCACAAGCGTTGCAGCTTGAGCTGGTGTTAGTTTCTCTGATACTGAAAGGGTAGTAGGTGCTGCAATAGATTATATAACTTCCATGAATTTGAAAGTTAAGTTCCACGGTAAGCCGTGAGTTGCTGAACGTTATAAACAATATTATGTTATAGCGAAGTCCATTTCAATGGACTTGAAATTCAGCCCTCTTCCGTGGGTCAAATCTAACAAGAGGGGTATACCAAAAGCTTTAATGCCTATGCTATACCTTCTTGAAGGAAGTACGACCCAGAAGAGACTTGGCCTTACTATTTGTAGATCTTTCGAGCTACTAGTAGGGGAACCAAAACCTAAATTAGAACCTATAACAGATCCAGGATTAGAAATACCAACCCTGTTCATTCAAGAATTTACAGAATGAACTGAGCGTTGACTATCAAGTACGTTCGGAAATATTCCATGTGCTTTAGAGTCATCGCAAAGTATGAAGAGTTCGCTAGGGACTAACGGACCAAATGGTCCATCCCTAGTGACATCCCATCTTGATGCCTGGGCTATATATCTGAATCCTCCACTTATCAAGGCAATTTCTGTCTTGAGCCCATATCTTTATAATGAGATATGCGGTATAATAGTGAACTCAGATAAACCTCAGCATCCTCTACGATTAAGTAGAATAACGTTCCTTGCGGAACGGGGGATGAAAACTCGTACTATTGCTATTGGTGACTATTGAACTCAGAACGCACTTCGACCGGTCCACGATAAACTAATGTCCATGCTTAAACGAATGGAGACCGATGGTACTTATGACCAAAATCTTCAATCCGAAAGGATTGCTAAGATGTCTAATGACCAGTCCCATTCTTTCGATTTAAGTAGTGCGACAGATAGATTCCCAATGAAATTAATAGAAATACTAATTTCACATATATTTGGGAAGGATATCATGAACAGTTGAAGTGAGCTGATGATCAATCGGGATTTCTATCACAAGGACATCGGGTCAGTGAGATGAACTGTCGGACAGCCTTTAGGATTTTATTCCAGCTGGGCCGCCTTTAGCCTTACTCACCACGCCATTATAGAATTTGCAGCCTTCCGAGTGGGATTTAGGTCCTTTAGGAATTATGCGGTTCTAGGTGACGATGTCGTGATATGAAATTGTCTCGTTGCCAGAGAGTATGAATACATTCTTAATCTTATTGGTGTTACCATCAATAAGTCTAAGTCTATCATTTCTGCTCCTGGTTCATCCGCATCAGAGTTCGCCAAAAGGCTATTCCGAAACGGAGAAGAAATCTCAGGTATCTCTTGAGGTGTAATGTTAGAGTCCCACAACCTTTCGGGGTTAGCTGAACTTTACCTATTACTTAAATCAAGAGGATGAGACCTCAAAGATGATGGTCAATTTAAAGCTCCCAACTACCTTTCTATAAAGGCAGCTGAACTTCTACAAGTACTCCTTTTTGAACGTACCTCTGGAATGGTGCCATTACTGGTTAACCATCCTCAAGTTACGTTAGAGTCGCTGAAACGCGAAGTTGTTAAGCTTCGGCTTAATCGACTGAAGTCCTTGAAAGATAAACTAGGTAAGATAGCTGAAAGTAATAAAACTTTCACTACCTTGTTTAATAAAGAAGGGTTAGATGTGAATCCCAAACTTTTTAGATCTGATGGTGATCAATTTGGTTTTCTTCGTGCAGCAGTAGGCCTGCATCCCATTTGTGCTCACTATGTTGAACAGCTCAGGTCTGTGATCAGCATTATTGAATTGCTGGGAGACGGAGAGCTCGGGTTTGAACCCGATTTCATCCCTGTGGAGTACTTTCCAGATCTTAATATTAGCAACTACTTTGGTGACCGTAGGGTAATGTCCCGAAAGCATCATAGTAAGCTCGTATGGAAAGCTTATTATAATCTACTAGGCGAAACTTCTGCCCCTAAGTTCACCGTATTCTAGCGCTTGACTCAGATCCTTTGGGTGATTCCTTAGGATAGTGGAGACGAAATAGTTCGGTCTTCCGCTGCAACCGGGTGGCCCTCTACCAATTGGTA